TTGTTTTCAAAAATAAATTTACACCGCAAGAACGTGATGCAGGATTGACGAACTCTATTTTAGGAGCGTCGTTTATCACAGAGGGAGCGATACCTTTTGCAGCGGCAGATCCACTTCGCATGATTCCTAGCTTTATCGCAGGGAGTGCTATTACAGGTGCAATTGTTATGTTCTTGAATATTAAAGTTTTAGCACCCCATGGCGGAGTATTTGTTATCTTCTTAGTATCTCAACCTTGGTTCTATATTATTGCAATTGTTATTGGAACTTTAATAAGTGCAGCATTAATCGGTTTTTTACGCAAGAAACCAACTGTATAAAATTTGGAAATCGTCTTTTAAAACAAAAAAGACGATTTCTTTTTTGATTTCTCGAATTCTTACTGAAAAATTGCTATAATAGAAAAGAAGCGAGGTGGGCATATTGGAATTTGGAGAAAAGTTAATTCATTTACGAAAGAAAAATAGATTAACCCAAAAGCAATTAGCAGCAAAAATTGGTACAACTGCATCAACCATTAGTAAATATGAAAACGATAACCACCGACCGCCAATCTTTATTTTGGCTAAATTAGCAGAAATCCTCGGAACAACAACAGATTTTTTACTAGATGATGTAGCAGGATTGCGAGAAAAAAATTCAGTAAATGCCTTTCCCTTAATTGGCAATCCAGAACTAGAGAAATGGTATTTAGAATTACCATATACATATTCAGAAGAAGAATTATTAATGTTAAAACGAATTGCAGATGCGATTGAGAATAAAAAATAATTGAGGAAACCAGATATACAAGTTAATTTGTATATCTGGTTTTTTTAGCTCAATAATTATTGATCAGAGTCAGTAGGATCATCATTTTCCAAAATCATTGTATTATAATAACGCCTAGTTTCCGCCGCAATTGTGGCTGGAGGGAAAAACATGTTCATAGAAGGGAAATTGCTCTCCATCATACGCATTTTTTGAGAAAATTTCATATGTAGCATGGAGGTTCTAGCAATTTGATTATTAAAAGAGGCAAGAGACATATCAATTTCAAAAGTTTGTTGATTGGAAAACCTTATTAAAGTGTGATTATACCCGATTGTTTGATAGTCTTTAATATGCTGTGGAAATATCCAAATACAATCTGTCGTACTTGGCGCAGCAGTTGGAAATACATAAGTGGACGTAACTGGATCGACAATAATGGGCGGTTTATGAGTAACGCCAATTAGGTGCTTGGTTCCCTCTTTCCGTCCAGAGAGAGAAATTGAGGTACTAAACAACGTAAAAAAACAAGCCGCTAAATCCATTCAATAGTGACTTGTTCTCCATCAATGTAGATTTTATTGATTATTGATTTAAGATATATTTGCTTTTCTCTGAATTCTAACGAGTCGAAATCTACAGTGGCTAATTCTGCTAATGATTCCTGCACTTTCTTGTTTCTCTTCAATTCCTTGTTCGCTTCTATTTGCGAGTCATAGTAATTAATTTGCGCATCTATATCCGCCATCATTTTATCCAGTTCAGCAACTTCATAAGAGCCGTTTATATATAAATCGAATAACCTTTTTTTCTTTGAATGTTCTGTTTTAAGCTTTTCAGTTATACTATCTAATTCATCTTCTTTATCTAAATTTCTAGTTGCAAAGCTATAATTTTTCACGCGGCTTATTATGATTTCTTCTAATTTATCCGCTCTCCAAATTTTATTTCCACATTTTTCTAACTCGTGCGTATGTTTGTAAGTTTTACAGCTATAGTAACGATAATGATATTTTTTTCCTCGCGATACTGTATCTTTCGCGCGATGCACATAGCCCAATCCGCACTTTTCGCAAACTATCAAATTATTCAATAGTGATGATGATTCTTTATTCATGTTCGGGTTCTTACCCATGCGAGAAAATATTTCTTGAACCCTGTAAAATTGGTCCTCAGAGATTATAGGTTCGTGAATACCTTTAGCATGCACCTTATCAGAATACGATACATAACCAATATACAGATCGTTCATTAGCCATTTATTATAGCTACTATATGATTTTACTTTGAAACCCAATTTTTTAAGCCTTTTTTGTAAAAAAGTAATACTTTTCTCTTCTTCGAAAATATCATATATCAATTGTAAATGTTGTGCTTCTTCCTCGTTAATGTATAACTTCGTATCAACTACATCATAGCCATATGTGCGCCCTTTTGCTGTCGTAAGCGGAAGTCCAGATTCAACGCGTTTTATTTTCCCCATGACCATCCTGTCGCGGATAGTTTCACGCTCCAATTGTGCAAATACTGATAGTATACCAATCATCGCACGTCCGAACGGGCTTGAAGTATCTAACGTTTCCGATAAGCTAACAAATTCTACATTGTTTTTTAAAAAGTATTCTTCAATGAGTGTAATAGTATCCCTTTGCGAGCGGGAGAGGCGATCAAGTCTATAAACAACAACTGCATCTATTTCATGCAATTTACTTAACATCTCATTTAGCGCCGGACGATTCATGTTTGAACCGCTATATCCGCCGTCAATGAAAATATCGTATACGTCCCAGTCCTTCGAGCGGCACAAGGCTGTTAGCTTTTCAGTTTGAGCTTGTATAGAGTAATTCTCTATTTGTTCTTGAGTAGATACGCGTATATAAATAGCTGCCTTCATTTCCGTTCTCCTTTCGCACATACGTTCTTTTTTTGGCGAAAAAAGGAGCAACCCTTTAAAGAGTTACTCCTTTTGTTGGACGTTAAGTCCTCCAGTTTTAAAAAATAAGTGGGCACCTGCGCCCCTCAGTAACTACATATTATCAAAGTCATATATAATTGTCAAAACTATCTATTTCATTGAGCTAATTCAGCAATTATTTCTTTTTTCTTAGAGAAGGGAATGACTTTAATATTATCATATTCAAGAAGATGAAGAATATCTGGTGTTATTTCTTTTTCTTGATCATTTATAAAGGCATAAAATTTAGATGGTCTATTCAAAACCTCAGCAGTGTTTTTAACATCAGCTGTTAAAGCCTTTGCGTACATTTCGTTATTGGGAACATTCAAAGTTTTAATTAACTTATCTGGAATATTTTTAATACCGGGTATTGAAAATTCAAACTTATGGGTCATTCCAGAGTTTCCAACAAAATTAGCATTTTGAAAAGCTCTTATATTATTTTTTTCCAAGAACTTGGCAACATCTTCAAAAAAGATACCTTTCACTGTCTTTTTCCCTAGCATAAACATGTCATTTGTAAAAAGCATTGCCTGTAATAACCTATGTTTATGATGAGGAAAATCTTTGACATTTGTTTTGATGGAGAGATCTGAATCTTTTAAATTAACGCCATAAGAGTTTAAATGTTTTTTCAATAACTCTGTCTTTTTAGGTGAAGCAATAATATCTACCCCTGACGATTCTAAGTCGTCTAAAACATAACCGCCATCTGTTAAGACGATATTATTATTACTGTCAATAAGAGCATATAAAATAAGGCTATCATTATGCCTATCAAAAAATGGTGTATCAATTCTTATTACGCCAGAGTTAATATCCTTATAAGCGAATTTTTTAACTATCCAATTATTATATATAGTTTTTAAGTCTTCGCTCCCTAGCATAATACCACCTCAATTCAATTTACTTAATATTATTATACACTAAAAACTGCTCTAATGCTGTGAAAATAGAGTACAAATCATTAATTTCAGAAGGAAGCGGATAGGCATAAGCATCTTTAGGGTAATCGGAGTTTTTGTATATATGGATATGGTTTTGTTGTACTATTGTATTGTCTGGGTTTCTATGAGTGCCATTGTTTATATCTATTCTAATTAAATGCTCATTGTTATTAACGAATCTTAGATGTATGCTAAATCTTTGCGAATCATACGGGTGTCTATATCTATGTAATTTATATTCAATGTCATCATAAACGCCTAGAGTTATCGTATCGTCTTTAATTTTCCCAAATTCAGGCATTTCTACTGGTATTTCTTGCTTGAGTATTTTTATAGACTTTATTAACTGTTGAACTTCATTGTCATCTAAATAGTTTAAATCATATTGCAATTCCTTCAATCCCTCTTTTTCCATAGCGCTCACTCCAATATTTTTCGGTAAAAAGAAAAGCCCGGAGGCTTTCTTTAGTTATATGTTTTTTAAACCATAAGGCATCATTTCTTTTGCTTTAGAGTTTAAATTTCTTTTCTTATTAAGCTCTTTTTTATATAAATCAAAGTCTTTTTGAACGTACGCAAGTTTGCTGGCGAGGTCATATGCTTTGTTAGAGTATTTTTTTAGATTATTTTGATCTAATATTATAGTTTTATTGTATGTTCCACTATCCATTAATAAGGAATATAGTTTGTCTAGCTCTTTATTATCGATCGATGATATATCAAAAGATTTGTTACTTGTTTCTTTAGCGTATTCAAAAACTGCTTTTTCTTCTTTTGATAATCCCTTACCCCATTCAGATGTATAAACCTGTGTGTACCATACTGTAAATCCAATTCCGATAATAATCAATAAACAAATTAACCAAAACCACCATTTTTTTATAATAGACATATTGTATCTCCTTTATTCCCCATATCCTAAATTGTTCATTTGCTCTATATAATTAGTTTTAGCATCATTGTAATTATCTGAGAAGGTATTAAAATTCCCAGAAGGTTCTTTGGCTAAATTAACAAACTTCATAAGTGATTTATAGTAAGAATCTACTTCATTAAACTCGCTTTCGGTTTCTGATGTCACATTATTTTTAAGATCATTATATTCGTCTTTCACTGTATCTATGCTAGTTTCTAAATTAGATTCAGTGCCATCAAATATATTTTTTGTATTTTGCGCCTGTAGAGCTTTGTTGAAATCTGTGTAGGTTTTACCATCTATTTTGACACTTTCATTATAGATTGTGTCACTCCATACATTATAGTATTTATTTCCAATTGTTTCCGCATCAGAAGCAAGAGAAGTAGAGTCATCCTTAAATGATTTAATAGTATCTTTAAATATTATTTTCTTTTTTTGTTTATCCTCTTTTTCTTTCTTAGCGGCAGCTATTTTCGCATCATGCTCTTTCTTTATTTGCACCTGATTATAAATAAAAAAAGATGCGCCAGCTATAATTAAAACTAAAATAAGCGATCCAACAATATATACTACCTTTTTTGGTATAGTCATTCTCTCGT